TTGCTTGAGTTACTGTCAATACACCACCACCTTGCCTACCCCTAGTTTCTGGAACTAACGAAACCATTGTTTCTTCTAGTGTATAAAAACTATATTCACTTGAATTATTAAAATTAAATAAATATATAACACCATTGCTTGTTTCACTTGTTCCTGTTCCAATAGCATTATGTCTAAACTCTGTGCCATTTGCCTGTTGTACATCTGCAAAACTGTTAGCACTTCGCAAATCTTTGTAAGAATAATCATAGTTACTTGAATTATCAGCAGTACCGCTTGCTGTAAATCTAAGTCTTACCTGTTTATTATCTGTATCTGTTGTCAAATTATTGTAAACGACTTTGAAAACATCAAAAGTACTATCAATACCGACTAAAGATATAGTTGCAGTAGATGTACTTACTACTGTTTCTTGAATTAAAACTAAACTACCTGACATTATTTAACTCCATATACATTAAATTCAGTTCCAACATCTAATTCTGTGCTTGATAAAAATACATTAAAACCTGTGCAACTTGTTTCTTCAGTTAATGTAGCAACCCCTTTAAATCCAGCTTCTTCCCCATTATGTGCTCCTGACCCCTGTTGTGTAATAAATGTATAACTTGAACTTGAAAATGGATTATAGACTTCAAATTTTCCATAAGCACCTTCTGGTGGCAAATCTGCATAATGCAACAGTGCTGGGAAATTATTTACATTTGTATCTTGATGTACAACAAAACTTGTGTGTGCGTACATTTGTAAAATTGCATAATCATAATTGGTATTAGTTATGATAGAATCGCTAGAATTAATAAATCTAAAGCCTACACCTTTTGGGCTACTTGTATCAGTTACACATTTATAAGTTATTACATATACATCATATTCTGCTGAAAAAACATTTGTTATTGAAAGTGATGAACTTGAACTAGCACCACTTACAGATTTTATGAACTGTAAATTTGTAGCCATTAAAAACTCCTAATTCCATAAAGGCTAAAATTTCCACTTTCAATAGTGCCTGTGTTAAAAGCCATAACTTGAATTATATTTACTGCACTTGCTTGTGGTAAAACTTGACTACCAAAAAAACTTTTATAAACATCTGCATTTGTGTAGCTTGAACTGTGTTGTGTTACAAAAGAATATTTTGTGCTGTCCAATAGATTATAAAAATATAAATATCCATTAATATTACTTCTTGGTATTGAACTAATTTTAACATTATCTGCAAACCTAAAAGCAGAATTAGAAGTTGATTTATTTTCTGAAAAACTCCCGTCAGCACTACATATTTGTCTTGCAGTTTGGTAAACAGAGCCACTCTCTAAAGTGCCACTTTCATAAACTCTAAATGCTATTCCTTTATCATTATCTGATACAGTTCCGTCAGAAACTGTTAATAAATGCACATTAAAATCTTTTAAATCTGTAAATTCTACTGTTGATGTTGAACTTGAAACAGTTGCAGTTTCAATTAATTCCAACTGTCCAAAATTAGTCCATTTGTTTTCTTGATCTAGCTCAATAATATCTTGTGGTGTAAAAATACCTTTATTATCTCTAAAAGCCTGTGTAACTTCTTTTCCTATGTAGCCATATTCTTTACTCATCTATATCACCTTATACAATGTAAATGTTCCACTATCAATGTTTCCACTTGACATTTTAAAATTAACCCCATTACTTGCACTTGCTACTGTATGCACAATGCCACCCTGTGCGCCTGTTAAAAATGGTGTTGCGTTGAAATGACAAGTTTCATTTGTAAAAAAACTATATTCCGAACTGCTATTAAAATTATAAAGGTAAATTATACCTTGTGAACTCTCACTTGTTGATGTTCCTGTATTACCTAATGAAACAGCAGTATTATTTGTTGCAGAACTATTTGAATAAGTTGTATCTGTTCGGAAATTTTTATAAGCAAAATCATAATTACTATCAGATTGTGCAGTACCACTTTTAGTTAATTGTATTTGTAAGCCAACATTATTTGTTGCACCTACAACATTATTAAAAGCTACCATGTACACACTATCATCATCTATTCCCGTTAATACCACAGAACTTACCGCACTTGTTACTGTATTTGTTGCTACTTGTAATAATCCCATTATGTATCAACCCTTAGTCCATAAGTTTTTGCTTCAAAAGTGTCTAAAACTGTGCCGTCAGCAGTAAATAAATTAAAACCACTCATACCTGCAAGGTTTTTTAAAACTCCAACCCATTTAAAATTTAAATTATTTGTTCCTGTTACACCTGCACTTTGTCCTAGTCCAAAAGTATATGAACTTGAAGAAAAACAATTAAATAAATAAAAAATATTTCCGTTACCCTGTTCTGTTGCTTCCCCCATACCTCTCATAAATGTTTGATTTGTACCTTTACTTTCTACAAAAGAAGTATTTGCATACATAAGTAATCTTGCAAAATCATAATTTGATGATGTTACAATACTTCCACTTGAATTTATTAATCTTAAATCTATTGCAGTACCAACAGAAGCGTCAGACATTGTATAAGTTATTTTATAAATATCAAAGTCTGAACTAAATACATCTGTTATAGAAATACTTGACACACTTGTTGCACTTGTTTCATTTAATAATCTTAGGTTACTCATATCTGTTTTATTCCAAAGAGTGTTGCAGTTCCACTTACTGTTCGACCACCAATACTTTCTAACAATCTAAATCCGTCAACTTTACTTGTTTGTGGTAAAACACCACCTCCAAAGTGCATTTTTACAACTGCACTATCCTCTAAAACTCCTTGTGTTGTTAAAAAACTATATTTAGAGCTATTTCCAAGATTATATAAATACGCATAAGTGTTTCCATTATCATTTGTACCAGCTCCATAGTTTGCATAATTTAAAAAAATAAACTCTCTTCCAGTACTTTTACTTTCACCAAAAGTGCTATCTGTCTGACCGAATTGAGTTGCATATTGATAAACACTTGCAGTTTCTAATACTCCATTTTCATAGAATTGTATTGCTATTGAACTTTGTCCACCTGACATAATTGTATTTTTAACAGTTAAAAAATGTACATCATATTCTTCTTCTTTTATAGAAGTAAAATCTACTGCACTAACACCACTAAAAGTCTGTTCCTCAATAAGTTCTAAGCTACCACCTAGAAAACCTTGCCTTTCAAGATCAAAACTTTCTTGTGTTGTTAATATGCCTTTATTCTTAACCTGTTGTTTGACACTTGTAGATGTGTCGCCAATATAACCAAATGACATAGTACACCTATGTTTGTTTCAAATAGTTAATTGTAAAATCTATGCTTGAAGCTGCTGAACACAATCCCTGTATTTTATCACCTGTTGTCAAAACTACCTTTGTTTCCCAAACAAGCGTTGTACCTGCGGGAACAGTTACATCATTTAACAAATGTGGTGTAGTTGATCCGCCAGATTTAACTATTTCAATATCAATGGTAACGTCTTGACTGCTTGAATTAACATTAGCAAAAGACATACCAATAATTGTTTCAGTTGTGCTTGAACCTACTGCGTCAAGTAAGTCGGCGTTGCTTGTTCCTAATGTTCCTACAACACCCTCTAATACGTCGGCCAATTTACTTTCCTTTCCTAGCTAAGTGCTAAAACTAAACCTAATGTAACACCACCCGCTAAATTAGCTATATCCTGTGCTGTTGTTCTTTTTAAATTATTACTATCGTCTGCGTCGCCAATCAAAACAATATCCGATCCTGCGACTGTTGCGGAAGTTGCTTGACTTGGTGCTATAACTAATGTTGAAGAAAAAGCACCAGAAGTTGCAGCTGCACCACCAGATAAACCAGAAGTGCTACTTGTTGTGATCGTAACACCTGTTATATCACCGTCGCCTACAAAAGCCACGAAAGAACTACCGTCAAAAAAGCCTAATTCATTTGAATTTTTTAGGAAGTAAAATTGGCCTTCCTCTCTCTTATCAGCAGGTATTCCTGCGTCCCTAGCAGAACTGTCAGCATACACATTAATAACCTGCATGAGGTGGTTATTAACGTTAGCCGCAGTTAATACTTCACCTGTTGAAAATTCTTTATATCCAGATAATGCCATGTTTTTAGTTTATTCCTTTTGTTTCTTGTCTTTGTACGTGTGTCATTAGTAACCCAACTTGTCTGTATCTAAAATACCAAATAACGTGTTATCTAAACGTAAAAATGCTTGTACATCTGCATTTGATAATTTGTATGAAACTGCAAAAATATCTGGTGTAATATTGTAAGAAATACTGTCAATTATTTCGTTAGCTGTGATTTGGCTTGGACTACCACCACCGGGCGGTGTAAGCTCTATTTTTATTATATCTGTAACATCACGATCTAAAATTGTATTTTGATTAGATGTACTTTGTTCAGTTATATCTACAACTAAATTATCAAACCTTATTAAGGCGTCTTTAAATTTACCAAGTAAAAAGTTTGCTGCGTCTAAAACTTCTGTATCTGAATTATTAAATAGACCTGTTCTGTTAAGTGTACGTATTAAATATTTACCTTGACTTCCTACGTCCTCTGCTGTTTGTGTTGTACCGTTTAATCTTTGCAAAGATATGATGTTAAATATTTCATTATCGTCGTTAATATAATCAACTTTCAAATATGGTATATCTGATCCGTCGTCTGAAAACGTAGCTGCAACAGAACTTGGGAACGTTGTATGCCTTGATTTGAAAGTTAGATCACCAGACTTTGACATAAATAATGATCCATTTTCTGATCTTTCTACCGTTTGTAATACCGATAACGTATTTTCTGTTATACCACTTAATGATTGCATTGTGCTTATGCCTGTTTCAATATCTCTATTTGCACCAAATTTTACTTGTGTGTTATCTAATATTGACGAAATTAAATCACCACTTGTTGCAGAAGAAAAACTTTGATTTATAAGTTTTGTATTTGCTATCTTCATAAATGCGTCAGAAGCAACAAAATCTGCAAAAGAGTTGCTACCGTCTGGATAAGATAAATTAATATCAGTTACAAAACCTACAAATAAATCTTTGTAAGTTGATCCACCGTCTGTTGTTGCGTCCACATGAATTTCTATCATTGGTTCTATACCGGGTGAAAATGCACTAGATGTGTTTGTATTTTCGTATTTACGTTCGTTATTAAGTAACCTTACGCTACATGATCCTGTAAAAAAGCTGTCTGTATCTCTTGATCTACCTCTGTTAATACTTACAGATTGTACGTCAGAAGTTACATCACTAAGTGTTGTTGCACCACCAAGTTTGCCTGTATCTAAAACACCACGTATTAAATCATCAAGCGTAAATGTATCTGGTGTAAATCCAATCCGTACTCTTAGTGTTGGTGCTGCCATTAGTTAAGATTGATTACCCTAGATAAATCACCCTCTGTTCTGTTGAACTCTTTAAGGCCTTGTACTACGACATCTTTTGCGTCTTGTGGATTTGTTACTGTACCATTAAAATTTATAGTAACTTCCCCAAATCTAGCTGCACCACCCATTGCTTCAGCTCTAGCCAATCCACGTGCTGCATTTGCTGTTCTTGTTAAATCACGTGCATTTGCTGCAACTAAATCTTCAACTACTTTTGGTGGTGTTCTTTGTGGTGTGCTTTCAGATATAGGGGTACTACCTGCACCCGCACCAGAACCATTACCTTGAAAAAATCCACTTACATTACTCATTGCGTCTTTTGCAAGATCACGAATATGTTGCAATGTTTGTTCTAACTTACCGTCGCCAAGTTTTGCCAACGCTTCATTGTAACTTTCTTGTGCAGCTGCTAGTTCAAGTAAAACATCTACATTGTTAGTGTGTGCTTTGTTTAAATCTTCTTGTTTATCTTTAACTTTCTCTGTTAAATCTATTTCCCTAAGACGTAATTTTTCTTTTTCTTCTAACAATCTATTTATTTTTTCTTGTACACGTTCTGCTTCTCTTTGTGCTTCTGTTAAGTTTCTTTCAGCTTCTTCTACATTTCTATCAACACCAACGCTTTGATCTCTTAATTCAGACAATCTTTCAACTGCTAAAGCAAGTTCAATAGTTTTAATTTCTGATCCGTCTTGTTCTTCCGTTAATCGTTGTACAGCTTCTTCTTGACGCAATATTGCCAAACGTTCTTCATTAGTAACTTCTTTTGCTTTTATCTTTGCTTTTTCTACATTTTCTTCTGCTTTTTTAATTTTTTGATTAGCTTTTACAAGTTCATCATTTGCACCAAGTAAATCTTCATCAATATCTAATAGTTCTTTATTTGCGTCAATTAAATCTTCTTGTGCTTTTTTAAGTGCTTTTTCAGCTTCAATTTGTTTTTCTTGAATACTTAATATTTTTTGTCTAGCCGATCTAAGTTGTTGTAATGCAGGTACAGTTTCTTTCATAAGTGCTTCTGCTTCTTTCCTTGCTACTTCGGTAGCTTCCCTTTTGCTTTCAATCATACTTTCAAGGGTGTCTTGTTCTTTTTCTATTTCTGTTCTTGCGTCTATGTGTGCAGGTGTATATTGATCTTTATAAACTCTTGAATAATATTCTGTCATTGCAATACCACGTTGTATTGCTATATTTTTTGCTTTTTCTCTAGCTTCTTGTTCTTGTGTAGCTTTACTTGTTCCATACAGACTTGTTGTTACATCTTGATTGGTAAGACCGTATTTTTCTAAAAATGTGTTGCCTTGATCTATTGCGTCATTGTTATCTTGGAATACACCAACGCCAAATTCAATAATAGATACAACAATATCAAATACTTTTGCTAATGCTTTAAATCCATTTTCTAACATTGGAAGTAATACAGGTGCTAATACTTGAAATAAATCAACTACCCTTTGTATAATTGGTGCAAGTTCTTGCATAATTGGTGCAAAACCCTCTGCTAAATCTTCTACTAATTCACTTATTATTGGTAGTAATTCAGAAGCAACAGGTAATAATTCTTTACCTAAATTTGCTTGTACTTCTTTTAACTCTGCTGATACTTTACGACTTACGTTTGCAAAACTCTCTTGTGTTCTGTTGAGATCGCCCTGTTGGACTTTTGTTTTCTGCAACAATAATTCATAAGTTGCTAATGCTTTTTCTTGTTTGGTAAGTTCTTTTGCACTTGTCTTACCTGTCATAATAAATGCTTGTTGTTGTACGTCAGCTTCTAGGATCGCAATACCAAACGTTTTAAGACTTTCTCTTTCACCAAGAAGTGCTTTTGTAAATGCTTCTAATACAGGTTGTGCACCACCTTGTACGTTACTAAATGACGCAACATCACCTGCTAAAGTCGCTAATTTTTGTGATAAGTCTGCCGATCCCTCTGCTGTAAAGTTAATACCTTGTAGAACTGCACCAGAAGTAGCAAGTAATTGTTTTAATTCAAAGTCTGCTAAACCCGCCTTATTTGCAAAACCCTCAACAAATTCACCTGCACTTTTAGCTGCTACACCAAACGTTTCGTCAAAGGCCGCTGCCGCTTCGTTTGCGTCAGACGCTACTTGTACTGCTTGTACACCTGCGGCGGTAGCAGCTGCACCAACAACTGCAAAACCTGTGGCAGCTGCCGAACCAACTCTTGTTACACCTTTTGCAAATTTGCCAACTGCTGTATCTGATCTACGTATAGCTTTTAATAAACTTGTTTCATCACCAAGAAATATATACCGTAATTTTTTATCTGCCATTATGCTGCCTTTGGTACTCTTGCTAATCCTGTTGTACCGCTACTAGATATTCGTATTGGTATATCTACAACTTTATTCATTTCTAATGTTTTTTCTATTGCACGATTTACTTTGTTTAAATAATCTTTTTGTATCTCTGGTAATGCGTTTTGTATAGTTACACCAACAACGTAACCACCCCTTTGCGTCATAAAGGCATTTTCACCAACATATTTTCTATAAAGGGGTCTTGCACCCGGTCTTGAACTTGGTAAACGACCAATTAGGGTTTGTGAAACTGCTCTATTGTTTTTAAGTTTTTTAGATCGTGTTGGTACGTTTATATATTTACGTCCAAACTCTAAAGATAAAACTGCTGTATTTTTATGACCTTGTATTTCTACACTAGCTTGATTTTGTCTTGCTCTGCCTTTTATACCACGCACAGCTAAATCCCGCCTATGAACAGGGCGACCTAAAACGTTTTGTGTACGTCCTCTTTTTACTGCGTCATTTGCAACTTCTTTAGAAATTTCAATATTGACACGTCTAATTGCTTTACCAACTTCTGGTTCAACTTTTTTCCAATTACGTACAAATTCATTAAGACCTGCAACGCCAACTGCACCACTTATGGCAAGTTGCCGTCCACGTCCTGTTTGTTCAATCGTCGCCATTTTGTAATGTTAAAACATTAGCGATAGCAGTAATTAATTCTATTGGTGTATCTAAAAGATCGTTTGGGCTTATACCTGTCCTAGCACTTAATCTTGCAACTAAGTCTAGGATTTCGCTTTTGGGTCATCACCTTTGGTGTATTCTTTAATACCTACAACGCTTTCTAAAAAGTTATCAAACTCATTAGTTTCGCCTTTACGTTTAGCACCTAGCCAAGCCAAATACGCAGCGTGTTCATAACGTGCTTCATTTGGATCAGCTAAGACACTAAAACCAACGTCAAATTTTCTTTCAAACAATATTAGATCAATAGGCCTAATATCAGCTTCAATTTCTTTACCGTCTTGATATTCAATTACATATCCGCTTTGCATAAGTAGTTATCCTTTCTTATGATGTTGCTCTTGTAATTGTACCAGAAGTAGGAAATGCCACAGACATTGTAGCTAATTCCCCAACACCGTTTGCAACAGGTAAATGTTGGTTTACCAACACGTTACCAGAGTATGCAGGGTTGGTAGCACTTGTTGATCCTGCGTCTGCTTTTACAATAAATGCAGTCGTAGTACCTAACAATGGGAATAATGTTGCGTCTACTTCAGAACTTGCAAAATCTTGATGAAACTCTATTGAAAGTGTTCCGTCTTTCAAACCACCTGTACGACTTTGAAATGTGTCGCCCATGGCGGTTGTTACGATTTCGTCAGCTGTAATATCAAGAGTAACTGAACTAACATGATCTGATAAATCAACGCTGTTTAAAGTTACACTTGCATTATTTAATACAAATTTCGCCAATGTAATACCGTCCTTTCTATCTATATTTTATAAAGAAAGAACAACCCTAGGTTGTGTGTGATATTACTCTATGCCGATAGTTGCGTGTATTCCAAACGCAGGGTTTGTACCTGTGATTGTATAATTTAAACGCCAATACTGATCCGTAATTGCACCCGATACACTTTGGAAAGCAGAACCGATTGCTGTTATTCCTGTAAAAGTAATACGATCAGTTGGACTTGTAAAACTTGAATTGTCGTCTGATTGTAATTTAAAAGTAATTGTTGGTGTTGATGTACCACTTACACTATAACAATGAATTGCTGCATAACATTTTTCTGTTGCTGCAACCGCCCCTAATTGTGTGCCTGTGCTGTTTCCAGAAGATGTAAGCGATCCGTCTAATTGGATCGTACCACGTACAACAACATCACTTGATTGTGATTTAGAAACTGTAAATGGTGTTATTTCACCTATTGATCCAAGTATGTTGTAGCTAAATAAAGTTGATTTCATAAAGTAAGCAATGTTACCTACCCCTGCGTCTGGTACTGTTGTAACAACTAATTCATTGCCCACAGAAGCACCAAGTAGTGCGTCTGGCTTATTTGCCCCTGCTTCAAAAAATCCGTCCATATTAAGTGTGCTATCTTTTAATCCGCCAAGTCTTGAACGAAAGCCACCACTATTTATTGTTGTAGCGTCTAATTCGTCTGCTGATATATCAAGGTTTACACTTGTAATGTTTGAAGATAGATCATATCCACCTGCAAAAACTTTACCGTCGTTAAATACAAACTTTGCCATATCTTACTTTTTACCTTTTTTTGGTTCTTTTTTTTCAGCGATTGGTTCTATGTGTCCTGCTTTTATAAGTGATTTTGCTTGTTGTTCGTCTTTGACTGTGATTATATCGCCTTTGACTTTTTCCATTACTTTTTTATTTCCGATAATTTTATATTTCATCTAACTTGTACCTTTTGTTATTACTTGTATTTCTATATTAGCCCCGATTGCGTCAATCCCATTTACGGTAACGTCGGCACTTATATTTGATACTGACACAACTCTTGCGTCTGTATCAGTTAAACCAAGTGTTCTATTATTAAATATAATCTGTCTTACACTACTACTACCCTGCCCTGTTATAAATGTATGTAATTTGTCTTGTCCTGTACGGGTATCGGAACGTTGTACTGCAAGTAAACAATCAAACGTGTATTGATCTGTACCCCGTTGCATTGCTAAATCAAACTCAATATTCGTAGGTATTATAAAGGCAGCGGGAAAATTAATTGCATAATCTGGTACTGTGTCAAAACATCTAAGACCAGAAATGTTACCTAATGTTGTTTTTAGACCGTCTGTGATTTCGGAAAGTGTCGCCATTTAGACAACCCCTAAAACTGTGCCTTTACGAAATGGTGCGATCAGTCTAGTTATTTCTCTGTTTTGTTGTATGTTTACAACTCCAAAATCACCTACCCCGGCAACACCTAAAGGTGCATTACGCATTGCAAATAATTCTGAAGCCAACATGAGTGTTGCTTGTCTAATTGGTTCTGGTACGCTTGGAAAACCCCATTTTGCCGTAACTTCGGCACGTGGTCTATTGCTTGAAAAATCTAACGGCCACTCTTGACTACCACCAGAAAATAACTCAACCACATAAAATGGACTTACTAAAATACCGCCTACAACACCGTTTATTGGTAATAGTTGAAACTCTGTACTAGCTACTGTAACTTCGTATGTTCCGTCATCATCATCATCTAATTTAACGACTAAACCTGTATCTGTTGATATATCATCAACTAATAATCTGTAAGGGTGATTAGTAAAAAACTTTCTAGCGGTTGCATTTGTTTGGGCATAGAATATTCTGCCGCAAAATGCGTCAATTTGCCGACTAGCGGCGTTTACAGCGTCATCAAGTAAGTCATTATCAACACTATCACTTGTAGGTATTCCGATAAATGCTTTGAGTTGATTTTGGTTGCAATAGCCATTTGTAATAGCCATTACCTACCCCTACGGCCTTTCTTCTTCTTTTTCTTGCCTTTCATAGGCTTACCGTAATGATAGGGCATGATTACTTCTTAGCTACTTTTTTTTCGGCTTTAGGTTTTTTACTTGCTGTTTCAAGTTTTCCACCCATTTTTGCAATTTCTTTTTTAACTGCTTCAGCACGTTTTTTATCTTTATTAACTTCATAACCTTTTAGTTCTGCTTTTAAACTTTCTATATATTCTTTTTTTTGTTCTTTATTCATTTCTTTTTCCTTTAATGTGCTGTGTGCCTAGCCACAGATAGGCACACATACACAAATATTCTAATAAATTAGAAAGTAGGTGTTACTAGACCTGTACCTTGTATCTTTGTCATACCCGCTGGGTATCTTCCAGAAGCAAAGGCAGAGTAACCATACACAACCATTTTTGTTGTTAATGATCCTGCGTTGGTTTCTTCAAATTTTAGTTGGAAGATATTATCTTCAAACAAAATGTGATCGTCCACTTTCAATACGTAAATCTGATCTTGGTCGTTTCCGCCACCGTCAGTTGTAGTAATGTTTGCATCTGTAATAACAGGTAGTCCAAGTATGTTTCCAACTACTGCTCCGTAAGCTGCTGCGTCCCCGATACCAACTGCGTTGTCTGGGTTATTTCCCGCAGGTGTGATTAACGGTCTTGAATTTCCGTCTACTCCTGCTGTAAAGAAACCCCAACGTCTTGGGTGCATAAGGATTGCAGTTGCAGGTGCAAAACGATTTGCATTGATCTGCTGTACTGCGTCAGCTATTTTAGGGAACGCTTCACCAACAGTAGGTGTTGCGTCTGTGTAAGTAACCGTATTTTGGCCGCTTACGTTTCTAATTCCCAAAGGTTGTCCAGATGATCCAGAACCCTCAAACATTAAGCTATCTAATTTACCGTAATATGCAGCAATTAAATCTTGGAAAATAATATTTTCAAGACTGAAACCCGGTTGTCCCCCTCTTTCAAGTGCTTGTCTTGATACGTCTTGCTGTCCTGCAATGGTATCAACATTAACTGTTAATAAGGTGTCGTCCATATTTGTTTCTTGTACTGCTGAATTTTGGCTTGATTGCTCTGCTGCTTCAGAACCTGTTGTAATTCTGGAAACTTCTACTTTCATACCGTATGCAGGTAATGGTTTTTTAGGTACAGCATTGTATAATGCTGATCCTGCTCTTGCGATTGGTGCGTACTCATCTAATAGATATTGAGGTACAACTAACCCTGCAAAAGCACCTGTGCCTACATCTCTAGCTTCAAATTCTTGGTGTCTGTTAAGTCTTTCCTGTGCTGCACCGTTACCAGAACGTGATTGCCAAGCGTCAGATATAAATGAGTGTTCGCCACCCTTTCTATATATATCTGGCTCATTGACTTCTACGATTGCTTCTTGTTCAACAACTTCTTCGTCCTCAACGCCAAGTTCTTCTCTGCTTTCTTTAACTGCTTTTAGAGTTTCAGCAGCTTCTCTTGCGTCGGTGATTTTTTCTTCTAAATCTTTGATTTCAACGTGTAAATCTTTTGATCTTGCAAGTTTGCCGTCAAATTCTTCACCCTCTGTCATCTCATCTAGTTCTTCTAAAAGACCGTCAAGTTCTGCTACCTTACTATCTCTAGCTTCAATTAATTTTTTCATAGTATGTATTTCCTTGTACTTTTTTCTTATACTTCTGCGTAAGGTGTGATAGGTAAGTGTGATACACGGCTTTTACCACGGCGTTACGTCTTAGCGAATACCGTCCCGTTCTAACTTTAATTTTAAAAGCTCAACTTGTGCGTTACTTCGCTTTTTATCAACACCGTTGTTATCTTCAACTTTGTTAATAAAATCTTCTAAAACTTCTGCTGCCTGTTCACCAGACCTTGCTTCAACAAGTGATCTATGTAAATCTTCAATATCAAGACCACGTAATTTTGCCCCTGCCCACGGATTTGCAGGATATGTTACAACGCTTACGTCATACAATCTTGCTTCCGATACTGTTCTTTCGTCCCCGTTTTGGTTGAAGTCATCACGCATTGCTGCAAACGCAAATGACATTTCGTTTAGATCGCCACGCTTCATTGCACTTGCGACTTCTGCAACGGTTGGATTGCTAGGATCAAGCTCTGCCCTAACAAACAAACCGTACTCATCTTCTTCTAAATTTAAAGTACCACTTGATGTTCTTGCTAGTGGTATACCGTCGTGATTAACTAAAAATCTTACGTCGTCTTGTTCTTGTAATGTTTTCTTAAATGCACCCGGTTTTATTGTTTCGTTGTATTGTCCTCTGCTATCTCTTACACCATAAGGTTTATCAAAGACAGAAGCATAACCTGTAAATAATAATGTATCGCTGTCTTGATCTTGACGTTCTTCTACTGCCGCAAAAGTAAAACTTCTATTTTCTGTAAGTCTATCCATTTCTTTTAGATTAGTGTTGTTTTTTTGTAGTTCTATCGTTTGTGATATAGCAACGACCCTATCAAACACTTCAATATGTTGATCTTGTGATTTTTTTTCTTTTGCAGAGTATCTTGGGTGTTCTTTAGGTAGCAAATCATTATCAGTTATATATTTTGCATTTTTAGGCCTGTCATTTTTCAACAAATAACTAAAAGCACGTAGTCTAGCTAAACCCCAAGCGTTTCTTGAAACTCCGGGACGGTGTGATGTGCTATATGCACCAAAACCACGGCGTACTACACTTTTTGCTGTACCCATACCTAAACGTCGCCATGAAGCCATATTTGATACTTCTTCATTATGTTCATCAACAACTGTCTTTATTGACTTTGTAGTTGCTTCAGAAAACTTTATACCACCTGCTTTACCTTTTGCACTTCCGGGTTTGTTTTTCTTAGAACCTTTTATTTGGTCTTTTTTTGGTGCAGGTGTAGAACTTTCACTTTGTCTAGGTTCTAGCTCACCCTCATTAATAAGTTGTGCAACTTTCCTTTCTGCCCAATCAGCTGCTTGTAGTGGATCAGTCCAAGGATTAGAACCCCACAGTAAAAATGCTACGTCTGAACCACGCCAAGTATCTGGATCATTAGGATTAGATTTTTCTCTGTCAAGATCAGATAAGTGTCTTTTATGCCAAGGTGCTATTTTTTTAATCTTGGCAATACTTAGTTGTTCACCTCTTGCCATAATCCTTGCTTGTCTTACAGTTTCATCAACTAAACCGTCCCCTGCTTTATTCAAGTTGTCCAAACCACGTTGTGCGTTCTCTTGCATAAATTTTGGTGGTTTTCTATCAACTGCCCTTTGTTCGCTGTTGTAACTTACTAATGTTGTATCATCTTCGTCTTTGTGTTTCATACCTGTTATTTCTTCATAATCTGACATTTTGTCGCAAGGCATATAATACGTCTTGCCGTTTATTTCGTGGGTATGTGATCCGACACAACCTATTTGTTTTGCTTTTTCTTCAGCTTCCTCTTGTGTTTCGTAAATATCTTGATCTGGGTTTGCTTGTCTTTTGTATTCTGCTTCAGCAATATTAAGTGCTGTTATCTGATCTTTTGCTTTTTCTTCGGTTTCATGGCAACCCATAATTGTTTTGTCATCATCTTTGATTACTGCAAAACCGTTACAATCTTTAGCGTCTGTACTTATTGAATAAGGCATTATTGTTCATTTACTATATTTGTCGGATCATGTTCATCAACACCTTGTGGTGGCAATGTAGGATCAATCAATGCACCTTGTAGTCCTATATAGAACTTGTCGCCACCCTCATAAGGTTCTAAATCTAATTTTGATCGTGCTTCATTTGGTGTCATCATACCTGAAGATATTGCAACTTGAAACGACCTTACACGACTAAGTTGATCGCCCCTTGCGTATTCGTCTGTATCTAATCTCACAACTTGTTTTCCGGGTAAAAGTGTAGTAAAACTATCTTCTATTCTTCTGATCCAAGGCAAAAGAGTATGACGTATAAATGCAAGTCCGTTACTTTCTAAATTTGAATATACGTTTGATCCGTCTTTTGCCAAAAGTAAATGTGCAGGTATTCTAAACACTCTTGCTATTTCGTGTGT